CTCAAGAATGCACGGTGGACCTGGCGACCGACCGTAACCGATCCCTGTGCATTCTTGAGCTGTTGGCTTCGAGTGCGCAGACGATCTCTCCCACCGCGATCGCGACGCTCGAGGCGTTCGGGACGACGAAGCTCAACCTCGAAATCGAACCGACGGCGATCGCGACGGCGGAGTCCCACGGGTCCGCGAAGGTCAACCTACAGGTCGACCCGTCTGCCATCGCGGGAGCGGAGGCGTTCGGATCGACGACGCTTCTCACAGGAAACGTTGACGTCTCACCAGGGGCCATCGGATCCGCGGAAGCGTTCGGAACGACTCAGCTCAACCTGGAACTTCTCCCGGCCGGGGTAGGGTCCGCGGAGGTATTCGGCGCGGCGAAGATCAACCTCCAAATCGAGCCGGGTGCGGTTGGATCCCTGGAAACGTTCGGGGCGACGGTCGTCGTTGGGAATGCCACGGTGAGCCCGTCGGCGATCCCGACGGGCGAATTGCTTGGGACTCCGAAGCTAAACCTACAGGTCGCCCCGGGCGCGATCGCGAGCGCGGAAGCGTTCGGGACCGCTCAGCTCAATCTGACGATCTTCCCGGGCGCGACGGACACGGCGGAGGCGTTCGGGACGGCGGTCGTCCTGGCGGGGCCCGTGACGGTCACACCGGGAGCGATCGCGTCGGGCGAAGTGTTCGGGGCTCCGACGCTGACCCTCGGCTTTACGATCACTCCGAGCGCGATCGCATCGCTCGAGGCGTTCGGCACCGCTCAGCTCAACCTGACGTTGTCCCCGTCGGCGATCGCGTCGCTCGAAGCGGTGGGAACGGCGGCGCTCAATCTGACGATCTTCCCCGGGGCGACAGGGTCCGCGGAGGCGTTTGGCACGGCCGTGCTCGTCCCCGGGGGGGTGACGATCACTCCCTCGCCTGTCGGGTCGGCGGAGGCGTTCGGAACAGCTCAACTCAATCTCGGGATCCTTCCAGCTTCGATCGTCACCGCGGAAGCGTTCGGCGCTGCGACGCTGACCCTGGGCGTCGTAACGATTTCACCGGTGGCGATTCCGTCGCTGGAGATTTTCGGGACGGCGGCAGTCGCCACCGCGCTGACATTCGTCGAATCGATCGACGGTGAGCTGTTGGCAATCCCAGCGGTTGGCGGTAACCTGTCACACGTGACCTCGACCGGTGGATCGCTGGCGGCGATCCTCACGATCGGAGGAACAGTTATGGTGGTGCCTGATGGCGGCTGATCTCCAAATCCTCCCGGTCAAAGTCGACATCATCGTCCCGTGGAAAAGCCAGCTCATCTTCGAGGCGCATCTGACCGACAAAGACGGCGTCGACATCGACATCACGCTCGACGACGTCGTGCTGACGGTGAAAGAAAAGCTCACGTCGGCGGTGGCGCTGTTCTCGATCGGGAACGGTCCCGGCTCGCCTGGCTCCCACGTGACTCCCTTGCAGGGGCGCACGCGGTTCACGATCACCGAAGCGCAATCCACGCCACCAGCGTCCGTGACAGACAAGGCGATTTCCTGGAGATATGAGATCCGTCGAGTGATCAATCCTCTCGCGACGCCGAACGGATTCCCGTGGTTCGAGGGACGGTTCACGCTGCGCGCGGTCGTGGGGCTGTAGATCACAGAAAGCTGACGGTAGACCGCGCCGGGAGGGCCGCCCCGGCGGAAGGAGAGAGAGATGCGACGCCGAGAGACGACGGTCCCGTGATGGCGGCCAAAAAGAAACGGCCAGCTAAGAAACGCTCACGCGCGCCCGGCATGACAGCGGCGCACGAATTCGAAATCGAGAAGCGGCGGACGCTCGTCGAGCAGTTCTATCTCAAGGGTGCCAGCCAGCGCGAGATCGTCCACCGGATTCGACGGCTCGACTTCGATGGCCTGCGACATGTCAGTCAGCAGACGGTGTGCCGTGACATCCTTGCAATCCGGGAAGAGTGGAAAGAACAGCGGATCCTCGATTTCGACTTCGAACAGGAGCGGAACCTCCGCGGATACGATCAACTCGCGGACGAAGCCTGGCGGGCGTGGGAAGTTTCGAAGGGCGTTCGGAAGGTTTCGACGAGGGAGGTCGTAAAGGATGCGGCAGGTAAGCCCTCGAAGGAGAAGACCACGAATCGCGAGGAGCCGCTCCCGGGCGATTCGCGGTTTCTCGACGTCGTTCGCGATTGCTTGAAGGGTCGCGAGGCGGTCCTCGGCCTTCATGCGCCGAAGACGAAGAACCTCCGAATCGAGGAGCTGAAGCGGCGACTCGCGGCGGTCCTCTCGACGGATCCGGATCAGCTCCCAGAATGAAGCCGTTGACGCTGGAGTTCCTTGGGTCGGTGGCGCTGATGCTGGCGATGTACGGGCTTGAGCGCGGTCAAGGTATCCCTGAGGGGGAGGCGCGTAGACTCGCATGTAAGTACGGCCTTACCTTTGCGGCAGCGATCCGGAAGGAGGAGCGGCGCGCAGCGCGCAGCGCGCGCGGTGTCTCGCTATCTGAATGAAGGGCCGCATGTCGCGGGACGAGCTGTTCGTCGAGATTCAAAAGCAGCCGCCCGAGAAAATGGCGATCGCGGGAAGTCTCGCCCTGGACATCTTCGGCGAGACGTCGCGGGCTCCAGCTGGAGCGTTCCGTGATGCGGCGCAGCGGCGAGCGTTCGCGGGAGATCCGTGGAAATACACGACCGACATTCTAGGTTGGACGCTCACGCCACAGCAGGAAAGGGTTCTCGAGGTCGTGGAGTCGTCAACCCGCGTTCTCGTTCCGTCGGCGAACAACGTCGGAAAGACCTGGTTCGGCGCGCTCTATGCGGTCTATAGGTTCGACGCGGTCGCAGCGCTGCCGGACCCGGAGGCGGGGCTCGAGGAACAGGGCGCGCGGATCCTGCTCCCGGGTCCGTCGCACGACGCGGTCAGGCACACGATTTACGCGAAGATCCTGACGCACGCCGCGAGGGCGGAGAAACGTGGCTTCGTCATGCCGGGGTATCGCTCGGAACGGTCCGTCTATTGGCAGGTCCGCCCGGAGTGGAACATGGAAGTCCTGTCGCCTCCGAAGAAACGAGGCCAGGCGGTCGCACACACCGCGAGCGGGCGGCATCACGCGAACATGGTCGCGATCGTGGAGGAAGGCCAGGGGGTCGTCGAGCCGATCTGGCTCGCGGTTGAGGGGATGTGCTCGGGACATGGGAACATCATTTTTTCGATCTTCAATCCCACCGAGTCGAGAGGCCCGGCCTATGCGCGCGTCAAGGACGGCGGCTGGCGTGTCGTTCACCTGGACGCATTCGCGCATCCGAACGTGCGATCACGTGCGATCGTAGTCGGCGGTGGCGCCGTCTCGTTCTCTGGCGTCGACGAACGTGTCCGGCTCCAGTGCCGGAACCGTGGACCGTATCCGAAGACGAAGCCAGACCCCGGTAGGAACGACTTCGTCTATGCACTTCCGCCCTGGAAGGACGGCGCGCCAGACCCGACACCCGGAGCGCGGAAGGACAAAAAGCGAGGGAGCCCGAAGGGGAGGCTTCGCGTCTTTCGGCCGAACGGAACTTTCGAGGCGCAAGTCCTTGGGCAATTCCCGACAGCGTCCGACGTCTCGCTGTTTCAGCGGTCCGCGTGGGAAGCGGCGGTCGAGCGATGGAAAGCGTCGACGGATCCAGCGGAGCCGCCGGATATCGTCGGATGCGATCCGGCGCGCGAGGGCGCTGACGATACGATGCTCGCGCCACGGTGGGGGCCAGGCGCGGAGGAACTGCTACGGGCGCACGCGGAGGCGGAAAAGGAAAGCGAAGCGGCAGTCCAACGGGTCCGGGCGCGCCGAGCGCGAATCGGCGAGCTGGTCATGATTCCGAAGGGTGACGGCCCGTCGACGGCGAGGGGGACCGCGGCGGCGTTCCCGGCGTCTCCAGTCAACGTCGACGAGGGCGGCGTGGGAGCCTCGACGCTCGATCACCTGTTTCGTGTCCTCGAGCATGACGCGGTCGGCGTCTCGTTTTCCGCGAGTCCGCCGCAGCCCGTACCGGGCGAGCCGTGGTCGGAGAACCTCCGGACGGCGATGTACGTCCGGGCGTCGATGGCAGTCAACCTCGGGCTGTGCGATGTCCCTCCCGACCCCGACCTCCGAGAGGAATGCTTCGCCGTCGAGGTCATCATGAAATCCCGTGTTGCCCAGACTTTGAAGGGGCGAGAGTGGATCAAGGACCGCGTCGATTCCGTGCTCCTGATTCCGAAAGAGCAGATCATTGCGCTCATCGGAAGGTCTCCAGATCGCTCGGACGCCTTCGTGCTATCGTTGCTTCAGCCGGAGCGGGATCGCGACGTCGGCGGAATTACTGCGATCGTCACTCCGCGCCGACTGTGAGGGATCGATGCCGCCGCGAAACGTGACCAGTCGGATCGACATCCCGGAGGTTTCGAAGGAGGAGGGAACGCTCTTCGAGATTGGCGTCTCTGGTCTGTCCGGGCGCACGAGTGGGAAGATCACCGAAGACTCGGCGAACGAACTCATCGGGATCGCCGGCGTCCGCAAGTTTCAAGAGATGGCGGAGAACAGCGCGATCGCCGGCGCGGGCCTCAGGATTTACAAGCTACTGCTGGAGCAAGTCTCCTATACCGTGGTCCCGCGGGACGATTCTCAACTCGCTGCGCGAATCGCGGAATTCGTCGAAGGCGCGCTAGACGACATGTCCCAGTCGAAGGATCAGGTGCTCGAGGAATCGCGGACCATGCTGGACTATGGCTGGGCCTGGCACGAGATCGTCTTCAAGCTGCGCCGCGGAATGAAGCCAGGTGCGATCGTCGACGATGCGGGGAACGAGATCCGACTCCCACGATCGAAGTTTTCGGATGGTCTGATCGGTTGGCGAAAGATGCCACTTCGCGGACAGGACACCCTGTCCCGATGGGAGATCGATCCCGCGGGTGGCATTCAAGCCATGTGGCAAAACACGCAGGAATATGGCGAGGTCCGAATCCCGATCGAGCGCGCGAGCCTGTTCCGAACGTCGATCGTCAAGAACAACCCCGAGGGGAAATCTCTGCTCCGCCAAGCGTGGATCAACTGGCGATACCTGAAGCGCTTCATGGAAGTCGAAGCGATCGGCGTCTATCGCGATTTGAACGGCATCCCGGTCGGGACGGCGCCGGCGGACGTCATGGCGGCGAACGCGACGGGCGCGAAGAAAGATCAGCGCAAGGCGTTCGAGGCCCTCGTCGCGGGATTGCACGCGGGCGACGAAGCCTCTTTTGTCAAGCCGGCCGGCACCGACGCAAACGGCAATCCACATTGGAACCTCGAGCTATTGAAGAACGAGGGAACGAAAAACTTCGACACGAACGCGATCATCACCCGTTACGAACTGCGGATCGCGACCTCGATGCTGACGGCGTTCCTGATGTTGGGGCAGTCGAGGACGGGCGCGCGAGCCGTGTCAGAGGATCACTCCGATCTGCTGCTCATGGCGCTGAATGCGCTCGCGGTGCGAACGGCGTCGGTCTTCGAGAGCTTCACGTTTCCGCGGCTAGTTCAGCTAAACGGATTCCCTGTGGAGCTGTCCCCGAAGTATGAGGCGGCGAAGGTCAAGCGGGCGCCGAAGGCGAAGGAAGTCGCGGACATGCTCAAGACGCTCAGCGATACCGGCTTCCCAGTCGACACGATTCCGATCCTTGAACAGGTGTTGACGGACGCGGACCTCCCGACGAAAGGGATCGACGACCCCAAGGCCGAGGAGCTGTAGCCGGTGGGTTACAGCTCGATCCCGCCGCCCCCGCCGCCCCCGCCGCCCGCTCCCGCGCGACCTCGCCCGGGTCGAATCTGCCGGGGCTGCGGGGCGGCCACGTGTCGACCGAGCTGCCACTATTGCGGGCGGCCCGGGTGAGGGTCTCCTGTCGACGCATGACATGGAAGCGGACGCGGAAGATCCGAATCGCGAAGGTCAAGTCGGAGACGTTCTTGCGCCGGCGGAATTCCATCGCGGCGGAATTCACGCCGGAACTCGAGAAGCTCTGGCGTGAGCTGGTGAGGGCGACGGGCGGACAGATCGATTCGACGTTACTCAGGAATTCGATCGCGGAAGGGAACCTACTCGCGGCCGACCTGGCGGTCCCATTCGAACAGCTCCTCGAGTCCTTCTACCGGCCACGGATGTCAACGACCCTGTCCGACATCTTTCGCGCGACGGGGACGGCGACGGTCCGCCTGGTTGGTCGCGACCTCGGTCTACCCGGGTCGGCGTTGACGTTCGATCCCACGACGGACGCGGTCCAGCGCTATATCAAGAACGAAGTCGGCCGACTGATCGTCGAGGTTGGATCAACCAAACGCGCGGTGGTCAAGGGGTTCATTCAGGAAGCGGGGCGGCGCGGGCTCAACATCGCGCAGACGGCGGCGTTGATCGAGGAGTCGCGAGTCTTCGGCTTGACGTCGCAGGACTCGCGCGCGGTCCTCAACTTCGGGACCCGGCTGCGTCGCGAAGGGGTCGATGAGAGCGCCGTTCTGATCCTCATGGATCGACGCGCGCGAAAGAAGGAAAAGCAACGCGCAGAGCGGATCGCGCGGACGGAGCTTGTCCGGACGTTCTCCGTGGGGGAGCAGGAGGGGTGGGCGCAGATGGCCGCCCTGGGAACGCTCGGCCCGGAGGCGCGACAGCAGTGGCTCACCATCGAGCCGTGCGAGATTTGCGCCCCGCTCGACGGCGTGGTCGTCCCCCTCGGCGAGCTGTTCTACCCGGGCGGATTCGCGAAACCGGGCGACCCGCATCCGCGATGCGAGTGCTACGTGACACTTCTACCGTTCGGAGACGAGGGAGAGCTGGCCGCCTGAGCATGAGTCAGCGCGCCCCCGCGGGCGCCCTGGAACCTTGACACGGCTGTTTCTCCGGATCTACCCTGTGCCGTGATGGAAGGCCGGCTCCAGTTCGACGTGATCCGGAAAAGCGCGGCCGACGAGCGCCACTACCTGACCGGGTGGGCCTATGTCGCGGCGGACGCGGACGGGCTCACGGTGGTCGACCTGCAAGATCACGTGATCCACATCGACGATCTCCAAAAAAGCGCGCGTACTTTCATGCGTGACTTTCGCGCGAGCGGCGACATGCACGAAGGCCAGCCTGACGGGGACGTCGTCGAGTCCGTGGTCTTCCATCCTGAGATGAAAAAGGCGTTAGGCATTCCGGAGGGGACGCTCCCGGACGGGTGGCTCGTGACGGTCGAGGTCTCGGCGGCCGAGTTCGCGAAAGCGATCGACGGCTCGAGGCTCATGTTCTCGATCGAAGGTCAAGCGACGGGAGTCCCGGCGTGACGACCAAGCTGGTCAACCTCGTGATCAAGCGAGTCGACCGCGTCGACGACGGCGCGAACCCCCACAGCGACATCATTCTGTTCAAGCGGCGAGTGCGGAAGCAATCCCCGGAGCCGATGACCTTCGACGAGATCCGCACGGAGCAGGTCCTGTCGGATGAGCTGTGGGACGCCCACATCATTTTCATGCAATCGGTCGACTCGATCCTTTCGTCGGATCGCGCGGGAACGGAAAAGAAGGATCTCGTCGTCACGAGTCTCGATCAGTTTTTGACGGCGGCGGAAGGGCTCGGCGCCGACGTCAAAGTCGAGAACACGCGGATCGCAAAGGCCCGAGCTACAGACAACCCGACTCAAGCGGCGTGCTTTGCGACAGCAGTCGCGGGAATGCTCGCCAGCGCGTGGGAGGCTAAGAAGATGTCGAAGGCGAACGAGCTGGACTTGGACGCGATCCCCGAAGCGCAGCGACCTTTCGTCGTAGCGATTCAGAAGCGGGTCGTCGAGCTGGACGCCACGGCGACGAAGGACGCGGAGGCGTTGAAGGTCGCGACCGGATCCGTCGAGTCGCTGACGAAGGAGATCGTCGAGGCGAAGGAGCAGATCACGAAGATCAGCAAGGAACTCGACGACCTGGATCCGAAGCGCGCCGAGAAGCGTCGGCTCGAGGCGATGCCGGAGGACTTCCGGAAGCGCTTCGAAGCGAACGAGAGGGAAGTCGGCGAGCTGAGGGCGGACCGCGAGACGCAGGCGATCTCGAAGCGACTGCCGCCGGTGATCGCGGTCGAGAAGGACGCGCTCGCGGGCCTGCTGTTCCGCGTCGAGAAGGGGACGACGACGAAGGAGGACGCGACCGAGCTGGAACGCATCTTCAAGTCGATCTCCGAGACGAAGGAGTTTGCCACCCTGCTCAAGGCGAACGGCGGCGGCGGAGCGCCGGCGGAGTCCGGAGCCGCCTACGACATCGCGAAGCGGCGCGCGGTGGACCTCGTCGCGAAGGGCCAGGCGAAGACGGTGCCGGAGGCCCTCACGGCGGTGTGGACCGCGGACCCGATGCTTTGGGATAAGCACACGGCCGAGCGGACGGCGCGGCCGGCCGAGTAGGCCGGGCGACCAGCGTCGAGGTGCCGGCCTCATGTGCCGGCCTTGCTGATCTGACCGAGGAGATAGGAACATGACGACTCCGTTCAACGTAGACGGCGCGTTCAAGCTGATCGCGCAAGCGGGGGCCGATCTCTCCGCGTCGCAATTCCGAGCCGTCAAGCCGGGCGCGACAGAGGGCCAGGTCGTCGCGATCGCAGCGGCGACCGATCGCCCCGTGGGCGTCCTGAAAGACGCGCAAACGGTGATCGGCCAGCCGGTCGACGCGGTCATGTTCGGCTACGTCGAGATGGAGGCGGGCGCGGCGATCACCTACGGGGACGAGCTGGAGCTGGACGCCGTCGGTCGCGCGATCACCTCCGTTCCCACCGCCGGCGTCCATCAAATCGGGTGGGCCGCAACCGCGGCCGGTGGCATCGGTGAGCGGTTCACGGCGTGCATCAACCTGATGGCACCCTGGGAGGACTGACGCTTAGGCGTCGGCGTCGGGCGAGGGACGTTCAAGGGAATAACGGGCCGAAGAAGGAGAATCGGAGATGCCTACCGCGCAGTCGGTTCACATCGATCGAGCGCTTTCGGATTTCTCGATCGGGATCATTCAGGAGCCGAACCGGCGGGTAGCCGGCGACTTTTTCCCGATCACGGAGACCGATCACAAGTCGGACAAGTACCACATTCTCGACCGGAACCCGTTCGCACGCGGAGACGCGAAGCCGCGCGGGCCGAACGAGGAAAGCGCCGGGTTCGAGTTCACGCTCTCGGACGACTCATTCGCGGTCAAGGAATTCGCGTTGCACACGGACGTGCCGGCGCAGACCTTGGCGAACGCGGACCCTCAGGCGCGTCGCCTGATCGAGGAAGCGCGCACGCGGCTGGTGACAGAGAACATTCTGCTCACGCACGAAGTCGAGTGGACCACGAAGTATTTCACGACCGGAGTGTGGGGGACCGACGAGGTCGGCGGCACGGCGTTCCCGCGGTGGGACGACTACGCGAACAGCGACCCGGTCAAGGACGTCGACCGAGCGCGTCGCGCGATCATCATCGACGGTGGGAAGGTGCCGAACGCGATCCTCGTCGGTTACGACGTCTGGACCGCGCTGAAGAACCATCCTTTCTTCGTGGATAGGATCAAGCACGTCTCCGACCAAGCGATTTCTCAGGACATCGTGGCGCGCTTCCTCGAGGTCGATAAGCTGATCGTCGCGTCCGCGGTCAAGGCCACGAACGCGGTCGGTGCGGCGGCGACCTACGATTTCGTGCTGGGCAAGAACGCACTCCTCGCCCATGTCGGTCCGGCGGGTAGCGGCGAGTTCATGGCGAGCGCGGGGCGCATCTTCGCATGGCGCGGGACGGGCGGACCGGGCGCGAACATGGTCGCGGCGGTCTCGGTCATCGATCGACCTCTGCACAAGTCGGTCCGTTACGAGGTCGAGATGAACTGGGACGACAAGGTCACGGGCGCGCAACTCGGTTATTTCTTCTCGCTCGCGGTCGACTAGCGGGTCGAGCATTCCCCTTCCAGCCCCGAAGGTTCGGGCCAGGGACGAAGGAGGGAAAGGTGCCGGACACTCACATCGTTCGCCGTCCGTACAGGACGGGCGGGAAGCCGATCAAGTCGGGGGACAAAGTCGACGCGTCGGGGTACAGAAACCTCCGGCTGATGGTCGATCAGGGATACCTCGAAGCGTTGCCCCCGGGCGGCGCTGCGAAGGCGGCGAACGGTCGGACACCTACCGTCCGGAAAAAGAAAACCGGGCGGCGGGCGTCGAAGGTCGCGGGAAAGAAAACGGCGCGCGGTCGAGTGGCCTCGCGCGGAGCGGCCGCGTAGAAACGGCCAGAGGGGATCGACATGGCGCGGGACCACGGGAAGCTATACAAGATCACGGACGGCGAAGCGTACGCGGGTGACTTCACCGCTCGCCAGCCGCTCGGGATCTCCGGGAAGTCGATCAAGCAGGTCACTTCCGCGCAAGTCCTGGCGCTGTTCGCGACGCCGATCACCCTCGTCGCAGCTCCGGGCGCGGGGCGATTCCTCGCGCTCGAAGCCGTGATGATCCATCTGCCGTTCAACAGCGCCGCGTATGCGGGGATCGCGGCGGCGGAAGACCTCGCGGTTCGTTACACGGGCGCGGCGGGGCTGATCGTCGCGCAGGTCGAGGCGACGGGGTTCCTTGACGCGGTGGCGGACGCGACGCGGTACGCGACGCCGGTCGCCTTCACGGCGGCGCCGACGGACGTGACGCCGGTGCTCAACGCCCCGCTGGTCCTGCACATGACGACGGCGGAAGTGATCACCGGCGACTCACCCCTGAACGTCACCACGCTCTACCGCGAATTCGATACGACATTCCAGGCGTAACTGGGAGGCGTTGAAGTGTACGAACTGCTAGCGTCGGCGGCGCGAACGGCGAGCGGTAACTTCGCGCTGCCGGATAAGAAGGGCGAGTTGTTCGCGATCGATCTGCTACTGACGGTGACGGCGCAGGCCGGAACGACGCCCACGCTGAACGTCGCGCTCGAGCGACGGCTTACGGGATCTGTTTGGGAAGGCTTCCTCACCTTCGCGGAAGTGGCGGCGGCGACGCCGACACGTCTCGCAACGTGGGTGCGCGACGTCGCACCCGCGGCGGTCGAGAGGGCGCCGGTCGCGCCGGGGGCAGCGGGTGCCCTGAACGGTCCGGCCGGGTCGGAGTGGCGACTGACGTGGGCGATCGCGGGCGGATCACCGAGCTACACGTTCTCGGTCCATGCCGAGGAATACTTCGCTTCGCGGAAGTAAAGGGCAAGCGGTGTCATATCAATACGAGCAGGGGACGACGATCGGGAACGTTCGCGAAGCGATCGGCGACACCGACGGATCTATCATGGCGTCGCTTCGAATCGACGACGAGGTGATCGAGGCGTTCCTCCTGACGGAAGCGACGGAAGCGGCGGCGGCATTGCGTGCGCTCGACGTCCTCATGGCGAAGGGCGCGCAACTGAAAGACCGCGGCGAGCGCGGCACGTCGACCGACATTCACCTGTGGTTTGAACGAAAGAAGGCGCTTCGGCTAATCCTGATGGATCGCCAGGCGAGCGACGCGCTTCCGAGCAGTCCCTCGCTCAGCACGACACGCGTCGCGGCGCTACAGGCGGACGCCACCAGGGTT